GGGTCCCAACGGGGGGTGCCCTTGGGGGTGGGGGGGCCTCGGGGTCATGACGGGGGATCGTCAATGAAAGTCCTTATAAGTCTTCAGATTATGGCACATAACACACAAACTTTGTAAGTTTTTCCACTCATTCTTACCACCCTTATGCAATGGCACTATGTGGTCAGTCTGAAGGTTAGAAACATTGCCGCAGTGTGCGCATTGCATGTGGACTGCCTTATGCGCTTTGGCTATGCGTGTCCATGTACCACCGCGCGAACGCACAGTGTTGATCATGCTGATGGGCTTACCTAAGCCTGCGTGATATTTCCACCTAGCCATTTGCGCACCTCTTCCATGAGTCGTGTGTCCTGCTCTTCTCTCCACGCTAATAGCCATTCCTCATCATCCTGACGAGCAAGCACCACTGGCAACCAATGACAGTTTGCATCAGTACGTGCCTGAAGCATCGCATCCTCAAGACCAGTGCAACGTGGTGCAACATTAGGTAACACCACCCCATCGTGCATCACTTCAACCAACTTGGACAGCCGGCAAATCAGCAGACTTCCACTGGTAATAAGAAGGTCATTTGCTAAGCGCTTGTAGACATAGGTGTAGCCAGTCTTGCGGCGCTTCACTTCTACGTGAATATTCCATGGCACCATAGCCTCAACATCAGCCTTGCCCTTGCCATAGCGCTGGGCAGTGCGCTGCCAGGCGAACGGGAACACTTTCGACAACGCTCTACAGGCGTCAAGCTCCCCGTTCTTGCCCTTCAGGCGGGAATTGGTCATCCTGAGCCCTCATAGAAGGCCTTCTCAATGTCAGCATCAGTGATGCACCGGCTTGGACTTGGCGCCGGCCCAAGGTCTTCGATGGTGTCCCGGCGCTGCCTGACGTTCTCAGTAGTGCCATTCATGCCAGTGCTCTTCACGCTCATGGGCGTGCACATCAAGCGCTGCATGCTGGCGATCTGCTCGCGCACGTTGGCTAGTTGGTCTCGTTTGGTGCTGATCTCGGCGGTCAATACGGCTAGCAGGGCGCGTAGTGAGGCATTCTCGGTCTCTAGGTCGCTCATCTTTGTGACTCCATGACAGTTGTGACAGACGTTTCGGAACAATTACTCGCAGCAAGAGGCTATAGGTGTATATATATATTTATGTAAAAAGAGTGTCACTACTGTCATTGGTAAATCCACACACGAATTCTCGATCGATTCGGATGACAGTCGGGTGACGGGTGACACTACTGCCACACCTCCTGCACCCGTAGACCAATGTAGACCCTGCTCTTGGCAGTGCGGACGTCCCGTAGCGCCTCCCGCTCAATCAGGTCATTGCGTAGGTTCGTCCAGCTCTTGGGCTTCCTGCCGACTCCCTCGACGTATGCCTTATACGAGGCGTAGATCGGTCGATGCCCCATCTGGCAATCCCAGTCGGTCTCAGTGCTTTCGGCTAGCCATTCGCCGACGGTATCGACGTCCGTCAGGTACTCATCAGTGAACGCTCGAATGCTGACCGGCATCGCTGCCATCAAGTCTCCCTTAAATTCGTCCTGCAGGCGGTACAAGCCCTCCAGTGCCCATCCAAGGACTTTGCCGGCTTCTGCCCTCAATGTTGCCTTGAGCCCCGTATCGCGGATCGTAGGGCGTGTCTCGAAGCGTAAGACGGCCATCCGATCCCGCATGGCGCTATCGACCTTCCCCAACTGAGGCGGGTCGTTGCTCACAACAATCAACTTGTGCGTCGGCGTGAACGCAAACGGGCGCCCGTAGGGGTTGCGGGCATGGATGGTGTCCCCACCGGTCAAGGACTTAGCTGCCGGCGCGTTCCAGTAGTCCCCTTCGCCGGTCTCATTCACCACCGCCATGCGCTTGCCCTTGAGCACTGCCTTCCAGTAGGCGCCGTCACTGCCTCGGACGCCCAACAGCACCTCCGCAGGGATGATGCATCCGTAGTCCCCAAAGGCATGCAGCAGGGTCTCGACAAAGATCGACTTGCCGGTGCCGCCTGGCCCGTAGACAAACACCAGGCAACGCTGGTTGCTGACGCCCGTCAGGCATGATCCTGCCCACATTTGTAGCCACTGCCTGGCCGCATGGTCGGGCATGGACTCGCCTACGAACTGCTCCCAGCGGCTGCCGATGTACCCAATGTCCGGTGCTTGGGTCACGGTCATCGTGATCGGATAGGCAATCGATGGGTCAAGAAGCTCATCGGTATCGATGCGGATCGCTCCGAGCGGCGTACCAATCAAGCCGCTCGATGCATCAAAGTCTTCGAACGATCGCGCAACGGTATCGTCGGTCTTCGCGTAAGCCATTGCCTCACGCGCAAACCGACCAGGCAACTTGTCAGGGAACTCGCGCATGACGTAATCAGTGACTACGCGCTCGGCAAGCCCCTTATCGTGCTTGTACCGGAACTCCATCGGATCGAACACCATCCAATGCTGGAGCGCGTCCACCCACACAACTCGGGCGTCACGCAGGGCACCAACGATCGCCGCAAAGTGATTTCGTATGGTCATTCATCCTCCATCAATCCAATAAGGTCAAAGTTAGGAGACAAACGCTCATAAACGCATTCACGAATCCACGTTTCGTTGGTGTAGTAACGAGTGCCTAGGCGCTTAGTTTGCAGCCGTCCCGCTTGAATCCAACGCCAAATGGTCGAACGCGATGGCTTGTAGCCTGTCATTTCTTGGATGCGGATGGAAGCCTTTTCCATGCCAAAGACCTTTTCTACTGCTTGCGGTTGCATTAGAACGGAATCTCCTCTCCCTGCAGCACCTCGGTAAAGTCCTTGATCGTGTACTCAGGGCCGTACTTGCCGCCGTCCTTGACGGTGCAATTGAACTCACCGTAGTAACCAGGGGACAGAATGCCGACGCCCTCAAGGCTTGGCCATGCGGTGAGCATTTCGCCAGTCTCCAAATACACCTTATAAACAGGGCCGCGGGAAGTCTCGCGGGTCTCCACCTTGGCAACGCAACCGTTCAGCCTGGTCAAGCCTTTAGCCGGTGCCGGCATGGGGAGCTTGCCGGATACTGCCTTCTCAATGTTCTGCTTCGCGCGGATCGCCTCAAGACGCGAGGACATTTCCTGTGCCGTTGGCTCCGGTCGCGCCGGCGCCTTGACAGGCTCAACTACATCGTTGCCATCGTGGTCATCATCGCCGACTACCCCCACCATGGCCGCCAACTGGCACCGGCGAAGGTAAGTGGTCATCCCGACCAGGGCATGCGCCGTGGTTGGTAGCGGCACTTCGATCGTGGTGCTGCGGCTTTCGTCACCAAAGTACAGGTGCGTACCGACGCCGAGAACGCCGCCGACGCCAAACACTGATTGAGTGACGGCAATGCCGTGCTTTGCCAGGACAGGTCGGATCGCATCCAAATGTGCCGCCAATGATGCGTACTTCGACACCTTGCCGCCATTGCGGAAAGCGCCGTTTTCCCGGTCAAACACTGGGTTCTTCAGTTCAACCTGTGCCGCTGCCAACGCGGAAACGAGGGTACTTGCGGTATCTGCCTTCGCCATGCTGTGCTCCTCTCATGAAGCAGGCGAAGGATGCGCCCGAGTCCGTCGTGGTCTCAGTCAGCGCATCCTTACGCATGCCCTAAGCCTATCGACCACTCGAGAAGTTTGCAACAGAATTCTGGAAAGCCACCCTGGCGTAGCCTTGTTTAGCGCTGCTTGACGCTTCTTGCAGCCGCCACAAGGCTTGATCCCGGCGGCAGTTGTGACTGCGGCGACGGTATCGCCAAGCCCGACGGGTTGATGCTTGCTTGCGTCCATGTGATTTCGAGCTTCGTTGTTCAGCATTTGCAACTTCCGCAGTTCAGGGTAGCCGGCGGCGATCCGGCAGCAGCGTAAAGCGTTGCCCAATCGCCCGTGTTTGGATAGCAGTTTGAACCGCTTGTCGAGGTATCGCAGCCGTTGCTTGTGTTGGTTCCGCAGTCACAGTTGTCACCGGCGAAAGCGTCCGGGCCGTAAGAGGGCGCAAAGTAGGCGTTTGAGCCAGCGAAGATTCGAAATAGCGTCATCGTGCAAGGATTGGAAACGTCCCAACAGTACTGCGCCGTGTAGCTAGTTGTCCAGGCGCTAGTCAATCCACCGATGACAACGCTTCCGCAATCGCCTTGCACTGTGACTTCGGGAACCGTCCGCGAGTACTCGATCGAAACAAACCGCGTACCGGTGCCGCAACATCCGCAGACTTGCGGGCAGGTTAATGGGCCGCCAAGAATGACATTAATGCTGCCGACCGGATTAGAGTCAATGATCTCAGGACACCCAAAGCACTGGCCGCCAAGTCCGTTCATCTTGAAACAGATCGACGTATCCCATGAGGTTTCCGGCGGCGTCCAGGTGTAGACGCACGGAATGCCGCATGAGCACGTTTCGCCAGCGCGGCTCACTACGAATTGCTGCGGTTGTAATGTCCCAAGCGCACGTGTGTACGTGTTAGCAACACCAAACGAATCCGAAGCCGGGCAACTTTCATCCCGGTAGACCACGCAAGGGATAACTACGCACGTGAGCGTGCAGTACTGCAAATGCTTGGCGTTTACGGCGAACTTGAAGCACACATCACCTTCACCGCCACCGCAACAACATGACCGCCGTCTACTCACTTACCACCCTGCCGACGGCAGTAGATGTAGCCGCCCACTACGCCGATCACGCCGAGCATGATGCCGAACCAAAGACTACCGATGAGCGATTCCATTGATGCAATAATCATTTCCGTACCTTCTTTCCTACTGGTCTGAACTTCCTGAACGTGTTTCCGACTGAGCATCCACCCGCAAACGTGACTACGAGTAGCGCCACCATCCAGATCGTGTATTGGGTTGTAGTCAGCATTCCTTATCTCCGTGGTATGTACATGTAGATCAGTGCACCGGCTACGAGCACCGATGCACCAATGCTCATGTAGGTCAGCGTACTGAAGATCGGATGCGTGTCATCACTGACGTACGGAATGGCTTGGTGCACTGCGTTGGCTTGCGCCTCAATGCTGTCTAGTTCGGCGCTTGCCCGCACTAGGTACGCACGCGCCAGCGCAGCACTAGCCGCGCTCGATGTCGCTGCCTGTGAGATCATCGCCGTCTGCGAAGCGCAGCCGCTGGCAACCACCAAGACGATGAACAGCGCGAGGTGCATCATGATGGTCTCGGCGGCCCATCAGGCTCTGCTGGTGGTGGCACGAATAGGTCGTTCACGCGGTCATACGTGTATCCCGGGCCCGGATAGCACCCGCGGATACTGCCGTCGATCTTGCACTCAATCCACTCGCCGCCAAGGTTGTCGCGCACCCATGCGAGAGTTGGCGCAACGAGTACGCGTGTTACTGTGTCGTTAACGATTTCGGCTGCGAGTTTGTCCATTAGTTCATCACCAGGCTTCCGCTTGTTGTGAATGTGTGGCGTACGTAGACGCCGCCCGTGTAGGTAATCGTGCCGCCCGTTGCTACTGCCACAGTTCCGGGATAGCGAATCACTACGACGCCAGAACCACCCGCGCCGCCGCTGCCGCCGCCGGTTGGATAATCGTTTCCAGCGCCGCCGCCTCCACCGCCCGTATTTGCTGTTCCTGCTGTTCCGATAGGGTTACCACCAGCACCGCCGCCGCCGCTACCGCCCGCGCATCCCGCGCCAGTTAGTTTCCCTGCACCTCCACCACCCGCATATGTGGTGCCGAAATAGGTTGCACCAGCGCCGCCAGTACCGCAAACTGCGCCACCGTTAGCGCCGACTGCACCAGCACCACCACCACCCGCGCCAATAAATGGCGAAACAAAGTTAGTAACCGATCCACCGTTGTTTCCTTGGCTGCCAGTCCCGCCAGTTGCAGTTGGTCCTCCACCGTAAGACGAGCCGCCGCCGCTGCCTCCGTTGTTTCCATCTTGCAGACTGGACACGCCGCCGCCACCGCCGCCACCCGTTGCAGAAAGCGCGAGAACCGAAACGGTCGATGGGCTTCCGTTACTTCCTCGTATTGTGTTTGGAGATCCAGCGCCACCCGCGCCGACAACAATGGTGTACGTGGTTGCCGCTGCGAGCGTGTGTGATGCGTAAATCAATCCACCCGCACCGCCACCGCCGCCGCCACCAGTAGCCGCGCCCGCGCCACCACCACCGCCGCCACCAGCGACTACTAGTACTTCAGCAGTAGTGCCGCTTGAAGCACCCAACATGGAACGCCGAAACATGGAGGTAAACATGGTTACGGAATGCTTTCTGCTGTGATGCGTGCGAAGATGGTCGCGATATGTCGGTTCTCGCTGCCGGATGTCGGGTCGGCGTAGAGCACGATCGTGCCCCACGCGTTGGCGTCCACGGTCAGTGTTTGCGCGGCAGTCCAGGACACGGTAGCCGTGCCGCCGCCAGCGCTGACAACTGAGCCAGTGCCTTCAAGTTTGACCGTACCCACGGTGATGTAGCCCTTGGGCGTCAATCCTGCGGTCGTCCAGTGCAGGTTCGAGCCGTCATCGTGCACGTGCATCGAGACGGCGAACACCTCACCCTTGCAGATGACTTGCGGCGGAATGGGAGTAACGAGCGTGAGATTAGCCATCACGTGCACCTCATTGGGTTTGGTCGGTCGAAGTAGGCAAAGACGGCTCCGGAACTATCGTTGCACACGTGTAGTTCCACCTTCGCGGAAAGTTCTCCGGTCGGCCATGAAGCCGTTCCGGAGTCATAGATCGAACCGACTGGACCCACGGTTGCAGCTGGCGCGATCGAAATGTTCATGCCATCAACAAGCGTGGAAGTGTTGTGCCACTCGCGGAGGTTGATTGCCGCGGCGTACGTCCCGCTCTTGTCATTGGTTGGAACCGTAATGCCTGTACCTGTCACGGGAGTTGGGAACCATATCTTCACGGCGTACGTCCATCGGTTAGCAGCACCTGAAATTGCCGTGGCAGACTCTAGGGTTACTAGCACAGATTTCGTTGGCAACTTCTCAAACGCCTGCGCTTGGCTAAACGTCACGCCTTCGGAGTTGGCGTTCACCTGGCGTACTGCCTGCGCGAAACTGTTCATGGCGTGCCGGCTAAGGCCGCCATACAGGTTCGACGTGAAGACAGGGTTATGAATTGCCATTAGGCGATCGCCACCGGTTGGGGTGCGGTCAGTGCGGCCAACTGTGCGGCAGTCACAATGTTGTTGAAATTAGTAAAGGTGTCATACTTCTGTAAATACACAACCTTGTCGACTTGGAGGATCGGGAAACCGCCGATAGTTACGCCGGCAACCAAGATGGGTTCGCCGGTTGGGTTTGGTGCCGGGATCTGCTCGAGGTGATACCAGGCGTCATACAGGAAGGTGTGTGACGTTCGGTAGTAGTTGCTATCAATCGGTGCTGTCTGAAAGCCTTGGTAAAGCAGCGTGCCTTTCGGAGCGCCAAGGAACGTGGCATCATTGCGCGTGCCGACGTAAGACGTATAGGTAGACCACAACGGCTCCGCTGCGGGACTGCCTGAGGGAAGCGTGCGGTCATACTGGATTTCAATGGTTACCAATTGCTGTGGAACGTCATAGGCTTTTGCCTTGCCGTTACTGTCTACCTTGGTGCCGCCAATGTCACCGGCTCCCGAAAAGGTCACAGTACCGTCGGTCGGGAGTGAAGCGCCCTTGCGGTAAAGCGATGTGGAGCGCACAACCGTAGCGCGGGTGCACTGGCAGAAATCGTTCTCGTCTGAGAATCCCCAGTGCCGGGTGCTGGCCCGAATTGTCACGCGAAAGTGATACGCCTGTTCGCGCATCGGTTCTATATTTACGCTGCGAATGACCATCGTTTTCAGGTACGAATTGCCGCTGTAGATACCTGAAGGAATGCGCGTGTTCGGCGCTGGGCAGGCTGCAAGGATCTGCGCTTCGGTCGGTACATCGGTTCCGGCTGATGTCCATTTCACCAAGTAGACAATCTGCATCGATGACTCGCCCGGAATTGAGCCGAGTTCGTAAGACCGACTACCCGCCAATTCCACAGTGCTGAAAGTACCCATTAGGAATCACCTTTCAGGATTTTGTTTTGATCACGCATAAGTCTTAGTTGTTCTTGGTCGATGATGGCATTATGCACGCGCACATCTCTTAAAGGATTGTCCGAATAGCCAGCGGTCATGTTCTGCCCGATCTGCCCCATCGCTGTCAAATCAACGCCGACTTGCCCATTACGGCCGCCGCGTTCCAAGATGTTTGTATCTAAGAAAGGCATATAGCCTTGCATACGTTTGAAACGATCCTTGAAGGAACTAGCTTTAAAGAATTCTCCCGGATCGCTTATGCCTTGCGCCGCGGATCCAAGCAAGTCATTTGCAAACGACATTGCATCTTGTTTCAGGCTTTCAAAGAATGCGATTTGACCAGCGCCGCCCGAAACGTCTGACAATGCGCGGCGTTCAATGCCGCCCCGTTTTGCCCGTTCTGCACCGGCTACATCGATACCGAAGTTTTCTGCCATGAATCTCTCGCGCTGGGTTTCAAGCAATTTGGTTTGCATGATTCCACGCTGCGCTTCTGACGAAAAGCGCGATGACTGTGCCGCCATTTCAGTCATACGCCTATCCATCATTTGGAAACCCTGCATCAGCATGGCAAACCCGGTTTGTGCCATATTGAAACTTGCACCAATGGCTATGGCACTGGTCTTGCTGTTCAACTTCTGCAGCTCGCGGTTGGTTGCAGCAACACCTTTGATGACGCCTGATGGGTCAACTTCGGCGCGGATGACAGCCTTCATGCTCTTATCTGCCATAGTGTTCTGCCTTTAGCCAAGGGATGCAGCGTTGTGGCGGTTGCTGCAATGTGTTCACTACCAACGCCGTGAGCAACCATTCACACCGTTCGAGTGTGGTCAGTTCGGTTGCAGCAATCCCTGCGGGCATCATCATCCTTCGTTCCCCATCTGCAATGCGCCAGAGCCTGCGCTCGGCGCTTGAGTAGGGCGCGAGGGTTTATTGATCTCCTCCAGCAGAGCCGAGCAGATTTCTGCTCGGATGTTTCCTAGTTCGGCGTGATTGACAACGAACGGACTGCCATCAGTGCAAGTCACGCAAGCCCCCCACCAGTAGGGGTCAGCCGGTGCGCGGGCGTAGTCCGCCATCGTTGGCTCGCGCACCATGACAACGCCAACGCCAGGCACGTTTACTGTGCGCGGCTTGGCAATCAGTTGGGACAGATCAAATGGCATCAGGCTTCCTCAAGGGTAAGAGACCACATGCCTGGGCCGGTGCCGTCATCAGTGCGGGTAGCACTGGTCAGGTGTCCGGTCATGGTGTAGGCAATCGCTCCTTGGTCAGTAAATGACAGTGCAACGCTTACAGCGACAGCAGTGGCAAGGCTGACGGGCTTCATGTGCAGTCGTAAAGCGTTGTCAGTAGTTGAATCACTTGCCATAATGTCGAAGGTTGCGGTACGGGAAAATCGTCCCGGTGCGCGCTTCTCTTGGTAATCGGCAATGGTTGTTACGTCAAGACTGCTGCGGCTTGACGAAATGGTGATGTTCTTTGCTGGGAACGACACAGCAGTAGAAGATTGGAAGTTCAATGTGAATGTGCCGCCGTAGCCTGCGATCAGTGCCATGATTAGTCCTCCTGGACAAGTAGGGTGAGTGAGATTGTTCCGATACGCGCTGCGTCTTCGCGGCCGTCATCAAGCGGCTCGACAGAGAACGCCACGCTAAATTCTGACAGCACCATGCTGCACAGGTTGGTTACGTCGTTGTATGGGCCAGTAAATGTGGCGGTAACGTCATCGACTAGCACCGTAACGTCTTCGATGTTGTTACCAATTGCTTGCACTTCTACTGAGATTGTCCAGTGATTCTTGGCAGCAATTCCACCCATGCCGAAGTCAAGTGCTGCGCCGGTGATCTCGTAGACGTAACACGGGGTAGCCATCGATGCAACGCGGATGCCAACGTATGCATCGTGCTTGCTTTGCAGCGCTGCGTAAATGGCTTTGTGAATTGCTTCAAGCGACATTCTTTGCCCCTAAGATCTTGCGAGCCTCAACGAGAATCTCAGTAGCAATTGACCGCATAAACGCGTTCACGTTGGCCGTGCCCCACGCCAAGCTGCGTTTCGAACCCGGTATGAACTTGCCCGATGCCTTGTGCTTGAATCCGTTTTCTAGCCAAGGGTAGACGTACTGCATGCCCTTTGCCCTGGCGCCGCCCTTCTTGCCCAAAATGACGCCAAGTTCAACGCGGATCGGGGAGCCTTCGCCGCCCATGCGTTTTGGTGAGTTTAGTTTGGTCGCCGCGGCAATTGCTTTACGGTGCGGGTTCTTGCCCTTGTAGGGTGCGCTGATCCACAGTGCCTTGAGCGCTGCGGTGAACGGCTTGGCGGCCTTGCGTATCGCCTTCTTGCGGACGGACTCATTGAGGCGCGGAGACAGCCGGCGCAGGGTGTCGCGCACTTCCTTGGTGTCAACGGTGACTTTGACTACGGTCATGGCGTCACCTCTGAGGCTTCGATCTCAAGGCGTCGGCGGCGTTGGTCGCGATCCCAGCAGGCGCGGACAGTAAAGGTGCGCTCGGTGCCGTTGTCGTACCACAGCAACCGGCTGCGGTTGGACATCATTGGATGCCAGGCGGCAAGGATGCGCCAATCGGTGCGCGTCGCTGGGCCACCTTCGTTCATCGTGTCTGAGGTGTTGGCGAGTTCCACGTGTACTGGCAGGGTCGCGAATGACAACCAGGACTCCGAAGCCTGACCAAACGCATCAACTGTGCGTACTGGATTCTGCGCCGTCATCACGAGGCGCATCATTCCGGATGGAACATGGCCCGCCATTACCCAATCCCCTTGCCCATCATGCTCAAGATGCGATCAAAATACGTGGAGTCCAGGGCAACCGTGTCATCGCCGCGGCTTGCCACATGGTGCGCGACGCGCTGGAGTAACGCCATCTCTAGCAGCGGGTTCAGCGCTGCGTTGCCAGCGGTCACAGTCAGGGTGACCGGGTAGGTCAGGTTGTCGATCTCCATATCGACGTAGATCAAACCGTTAATCATGATCTTCGCGCACGTGCCGGTGAGGGGCACTGTCGCACTGTCGCTGTAGGTGGCCGTAGTGCCGGCTAGATCGCCTTGGCGCTCCAAACGGAGGTAGAGACCGCCGTAGTTCGTCAAGGGCGCTGAGGGCACCCACTGGGTTCTGGTGACACTCTCCACGCACCACCCGGTGCGCTCTTCTAGTTCGCGTACTGCGGCAGACCAAGCAATGCCAATAGCCGGGTCATCCTCTGTGTGAGGAATGCGGGCCCAACTGCGGAACTTTGCTAGGTCTAGAGCCATTGTTCCTCGCTAAGGGGGGGTGGAGCCGAAGCCCCACCCACCCAAAGGATGAGAGGATCAGAATTACGAAGCGGCGTTGGTGACTTGCAACTGCACCAGCGCATTGACGCGGGTGAAGTTAGAGTTGGCAAACATCATGCCCTGGTAACGAATACGGCCCGTACCACTCAAGCTGTACTCGTCGCGGGTCACTGACATCGACCCCCATTCACGCATCGCGAAGCTGTCTCGGATTCCGCCGAGCACCACCAAGCAGTTCTTGCCAGTGGTGTTGGTTGTGACTTGCGCCGGGATGTACTCAGTGATGTAAACCGGCAAACCGAACAGAGTAAACGGAGCAGCGTTCTGAATCGTTGCTACGTTGTCCGAACTTGGGACGAAGATCGGGACATTGTTGACCAATGTTCCGGCGATGATTGCGTACACGTCTTGCGGAATGATCCAAGCGGCCGTGTTCCAATACGCTGCTGGCAACTTCGTGTAGCGCATTTCGAGAAGCTTGGCAACCCAACCGGCGGACGTCACGCCTGCAATGCTGTTGGCGCGGAGGTTTCCACCGCCGGACGATGCAGTTGCAGTGGTGATGTTGATGCCAGTGGTGCTGGTCACCTTAAAGATGCCCGTTGGCTGATTTGTACCTGAGCCTCCTACGTAGCCGAATTCAAGGTTCTTCGACAACTGAACCTGCAAGTGTGAGAGAACCTCTTCTTCCACATTGAATGCACGGTCGGATTGGACGATGAGTTGCTGAGACACTTCGGTCTTTGGCAAGCAAAGAACCGGAGGCAACGCCACTTCCGTGAACAACGGATCAGCAGCGGTTGCAGCAACGGTGCCCGTGTCGGCTTCAGTCCAGGCGGAGGTGTAGTCCGCAGTCTTCAGCGTCGAGTAACGAAGAGCCTGGTATCCCTGAACTCCTGTCCGCAGGTCACCTATAGACCTCATTACGGAATTCGCGCTCAGGTATTTCATGACCATTTCTTCATACAGCTTCGGGATCAAAATCGAGCTCGAAGCGGTTGAAATCAGTTCACGCTGTTCCGGCATAGTGCCGTTGCGCAAGTAGTTAACGAACTGATCCTTGTACTTCGCAGAGTCACGAATGTCGAGCGAACGCTCGTTGTCGCGCTTGACGATGTTCTCAATTGCAGACGATGAAGCGAAACGCTCGCGCACTTGCGCTGCGCGGATCTCTGCATCGAGCTTGCCGAGTTCGTTGGCGACTTCGTGGCCGCGGGCCTCGACTTCGACGGACATGCTGTCCTGGGCGAGAATGGAATCACGCTCTGCAACGAGCGCCTTACGGGTCTCAAACATTTCGGACAGTTTCATAGCGGCATCCTTAGACGCAGACGTAGACGGGCAAGGCCCGACTGGAGGGTTCTTGCTTCGGCACTTGTCTGCGGATAAGCGCCGTTTTCAACGATGGAAACTTCCCGCAGCGCAACCTGCGAGAGTGTGCGAGTGTTGCCGGCCCAACTGTCGGCGATGACCTGAAATCCGAACGACATCTCAGACAAAACGCCGGCGTCCACCAACTGGCGAACGTCCTTAGCGCGTTGGGTGTCGGGCAGCGTGACTTCAAACGCCAGGCCGTGCTGATCGCTGCGCAATTGCAGCAGCCCGCTCTTGGTGTTTGCCAAGAGGTCGCGCGAATCGTGACCGACAAGCAACGAAATGTTGTTGCCGAGCGACGAATCGAACGCGCCGCGAGCCACACGTTCTGTGAACGGCTTGCCGCCATTAATGCCGCGGAAGGTCAGCGGGTGGCTTGGGGCGTCATAGACCGAGGCATAGCCGCCGATCTTGTCGCCCGTCATGGCTAGTTTGGCTGTGCGAATCTCAAGCAATGTCTTCACCTCCATCGATGTTTCCGGCCGCGTTGTCGCCTTGCGTGGCGCTCATGCCGCCTGGCATGGACACACTTGGAATCTCGAACTGATCGCCTTCGATCGGTGGCAAACCCATGCGCTTCCGACCGTCGTTCGGTGAGAGGATCCCGGCAAGGACAAGTTTCGACAGCGCCATGCCGGCATCGCGCATATTGCCGCGAAGCAGGACGTCGGTATCGAGCCTTGCGTGTTCGCCGGGCCCGCAGAGTTTTCGCGTGATCTCCGACTCCCACGCTGTCACCCATTGGGCGAGTGCGCCGTCAACGTAGGCGCGTGCGGTTTCTGATTGTGAGGACAGCGCCCCGCCGCCCTGCTGGTAAAGCATTTCCGGGGGAATGCCGAATGCGCGAGCCACTTCCTGAATGGAGAACCGGCGCGACTCAAGCACATTGCTAGTGCTCTCGCTGATTTTCTCGGCCTTCATGCCCTCGCGCAAGATTAACGGGCGCGACGCACCTTCAGGCGTCGAGTGCATCGTCTGCCAGGCGTCGCGGATGGCTTGCACCGTCTGATCGGACATAGCGCCAGGGTGGCTAATGCTGATCTTCCCGCCACTTTTGATGAGCGCCGAGTGCGCCGCGTCCTGGTCTGCGGCTAGATTGAACGCTGCCCGTGCTGCGTCCAGTGGCCCAATGAACCAATCCGGGCGCAGTGGATCCGGGTAGCACCCAAGGTGAAGCACCTGGTCAGAGGACAACGTAGTACCGGCAAGTTTGTAGACCACACCGTCTTCGGTCATTTCCGAACTGATTGTGTTCGTCGGCATCGGTTGCAATTCAGCAACAGTGCCAGAACTGTCGCGCCGAATCAGGGCTACACCGTTGCCTGATTCAAGGGCACACGCGGTGATGTAGCGCCGGAACTCGTAACCTGATTGCCAGCGCGAGGCGTCGCGGCTCATCAGTTGTGTAATCGGCGAGTCAACCAATTGACCGTCGCTATCAACGACGTGGAACGGTAGCCGTGCAAGGTCTGCCGATATCAATTGAATTGCTCGAACGACCGCAGGGAGGGACGATATAGCCGGTGCGGCTAGCGGCTCCGGCCGTGCGTAGACGACCGTGGCGCTTCTGAATCCCATGAACCTGGCGAAGATGCTCACGCAGAGCATGGAACAAGTCCGCCTAGGACTGTCAATAGCGATTTATGGACTTGGCACCTAAACGCAAAATATCTTCACGGTGAAGTACTTACTTCACCCGATCGGACAACTGCTGGTGCTTAGTCCGGTTGCCTCGCGCACCTGGTGATGCTCCATCAACAGCGCAGCCATGTTGCCGGAAACGATGACATCCATGTTGCCGGCGCTGCGCCCCTTCACTGGTCGCGTGTTGCCAACGTTGTCGCGAATTAAGCGCACGTTGTTGAGTCCGGACGCTAGAACCGGGTCAACTTGGTAGCACAACTGCTTTGATTTGAGCAAATCGCCCCACAGTTTCCACGCCGGCGCCATGGTTCTGATGCTCTGATCGACCGCAACGATGGGCCATCCGCGGTCTTGCCACCTCCGAATGTCCCTGGCTTGCGCCGGATGTGGGTCAACTCCGATCTTGCGGACGTCATAAAGCGCCATTAAATGCTCGATTTCAGCCTCAACAATCGACATATCTTGCCATTCACCAGGCATGCGGCGTAGGTGTCCTGCCTCAATCCACACTTGCAACGGGTTCTTACAGCGCTTCTCGTCGAGCGCGATGTCCGTGCCGGCCCACCAGCACACGTTGCGTGCGCGGATGATGCCACCATCGACAACCATGATCGTCAGCGCGGTTAAGTCGAGCTGCGCTCCGTAACCACCGCGGCTTAGGTCAAGACCGATCACAGCCGGCGCTCCGCGCAGGCGCTCCCAGTCGCAGTCCACCATTTGCCGCTCGAGTACCGCAAGATCAATGTCAGTGGTTGCAATCTCGTGATATCTGCACGCCAACTGCGTCTCAAACTCTGCAATCTGCACCGGATCACCGGTGTTTAGCATGGTCTGGGCGGCTAATTGCAACTGCGTTGGGTCAACAATGACGCCTAAACCAGGGTGTGCCTTCGCCCAAACAGCAGGATCAGACGCCTGATCGTCGGCGTCTAGCCCGTAGATCATGGGCCACCAACCCGCCGGATAGGGGGTTCCGTCACTAATTGCAGCCTCGCAAGCCTGCCAATAGCCCCAAATCGGCGTGGTCTTCTGCTCCGGATCGGGTGTGGTGATCGCCAACAGTTGCGACGTAGCGAACTTGGCGAGTCCGGTTAGCAAGCGCCCGACGGCTTTCGGCATGCGCGAAATCTCATCCGCCACCACCAGGCGCGTAGTCAAACCGTCGAGCGCCTTGTCACTGCAGGGCAGGGATATGTACCGGTTGCCGCCGTGGCGGACGCGCCCAGGGTGAGCGGGTGTCGATCCGCCCGATGACTTCCATCCTTCCTCGTCCTTGTCCACGTCATCAAGCGCCAGTGTCCGGCACATGGTTGCCATGCGCTCGAATGTCTTCTGCGCCAACCGACCATCCGGCGCAACCGATGAGAACTCCAAGCTAGTCGAGGTGTCGCGCATCGCCGCCATAATCATCGACGCCGCAAACTCCGTCTTGCCGTTGCCACGTGCAACCACCAACAAGAGCGCCTTGGTTGCCGGCGTGTCGGTCTTCACCTTACCGATGACTCGACGCCTGGCGAGCAGCACCATTGCCACCATGCATTGCCAGGGCATCCACTCCAATGGTTTGCCGGCGCCCTCCTCAACGCCCTGGCCGCACCGGCGCGCAAACGCTCGCGCTTCCTCAGCTCGGGGCTCGTCCCACCACACCTCGTGCGATGCCGGCGCCTTGCGCTCGGCTAAGTAACGCTTGCATGAATCGACGATGCGCAGATTCGCCACGGCGCTTCCGCTGGCGATCGACTCGGCGTAGGCGTCCGCTAAGTCGGCGCATAAAGGCGGTCGTTTCAAGTGTTTACGGCGCTTGTCGGTTTTAGCGGTCCCAAA